CACAACTGAGGTATTAAATAATAAGTTAGACTTCGGTATTGTAAATAGATAAAAATAATATAAACACATGCCTAAACAAATAAAAACTGAAGACTTAGTTAATGGTGTAGTAAAGATGAAAGTTGAAAAGGGTGCGTCTAATAAGACCATCCTTGACTTTCTAATGAATAATTTAGGTTATGGTCAATCATACGCCTATGAAGTTATGAGAGAAGCCAGAAAGAAAATACAAGAGATATGGGATAAGAATGCTGAAGCTCATTTAGAAGAAGCTAAAGCACACTTAGAAGAATTGTATGAGAATGCTATTAGAAAAAAAGATATGAAGTTAGCTTTACAAGTCAGACAAGAACTGAATAAACTTATGGGTTTATATTCACCTGAGAAACTTGATATAACATCTAATGGTCAAACTATATCAGAGATAAAAATAATTGAAATAAGAAATGAGCAGAAGCCTGGAGCTGAAGACAACACCAGTGTTCAGTAAGAACTGGGATGTTATTAATAATGATAAGATTAGATTTGTAATCAATCAAGGTGGCTCAAGAAGTTCTAAAACATATTCTATTTGTCAATTACTTATTGTCCTTTGTCTTAAAAAGCCAGGAACTATGGTTTCTATTGTAAGAAAGTCTTTTCCATCACTTAGAGCCTCTGTAATGAGAGATTTCTTTGAGGTTATGAGAGAATTAAACTTATATAAGACAACAGAACATCACAAAACAGAAAACATTTACAATTTTGATAACGGTTCATCTGTTGAATTCTTTGCTGTTGATGATGAACAGAAGTTAAGAGGTAGAAAAAGAGATATATTATGGGCCAATGAAGCGAATGAGTTGAATTTTGAGGAATATACTCAGTTAAATATGAGAACAACTGGTAAATTAATTTTTGACTTTAACCCGTCAGATAATTTTCACTGGTTATATGACCTTATATCAAGACCTGAGAGTAAATTAATACATTCTACCTATAAAGATAATCCATTTTTAGAAGAAGCATTAGTAAAAGAGATTGAAAACCTCATCAATGTAGATGAGAGTTATTATAGAATTTATGCCTTAGGTGAAAAAGGAACAGGTAAGACTACAATCTATACTCATTGGAAGTATTATGAAGATTTACCTGAGACTAAAACAAAGATATATGGACTTGACTTTGGTTTTAATCACCCTATGTCTTTATTAGAAGTTAATTTTATTGATAATAAGGCTTATGTTAGAGAATTAGTTTATGAAAGTGGTTTAACGGTAGATGATTTAATTTTAAGAATGTCCTCCCTTGAAGTCAGTAAGAAACATGAAATAATTTGTGATGGTGCCAGACCTGAGATGATTGAAGAAATAAAGAGAGCTGGTTATATGGCTAAGTCTGCTGTTAAAGAGGTAAAGAAAGGAATAGACAGCGTTAAATCTACTGAGTTATACATTCATAAGGAAAGTCTTAATGTAGTTAAAGAGACGGCTTCTTACAAGTGGAAAACAAATGGTGATGTTATATTAGATGAGCCAGTAAAGATGTATGATGATGCGATGGATGCGATGAGGTATGCTATACATTGGTGGAAGTTAAAAGGTAAGAAAACAGATAAGAATTATTTTAGAATACACTATTAGAAAAATATGTATTCTTTATATTATATAAAAAAAGAATATAAAATATATGAAAACATTTACATTAAATGAAAAAACTTATGATTTACCAGAAAGTTGGAATGAAATCTCACTTAAAAGGTATATCAATATAGCAAAACTTGAAGAACAAAGAAAAGATTTCTTTTTAGGTGAGTTATACTTACTTAAAATGATTGAGGCTTTATGTGATGTAGAAGATGGTGAGTTAGATGAATTGACATTAGATGTTGTTAATGATATATCTGAGGCACTTAAATTCTTACAAGCTGAAACTGAATGGCCTGTAAATAAATTTGTTGAGATTGAAGGAACTATTTATGTATTTCCAGCTGACTTAAATAAATTGACTATGGGTGAATACATTAGTATTAAAACATTTCAGGAGAATAGTCAGACACAAGCCGATGCTTTACCTTATATCTTATCAGTAGTGTTAAGACCAGGTAGATTAGAAAAGAATGAAGAGACTGGTGAAGAGAGATGGGTTCAAGATAAATTCACTGCTAATAACATTGAATATAGAAGAGAACTATTTATGAAACATCCAGTTATTGATTTAATGGGACCTATCAATTTTTTTTTAGGTGGGAACAAGTAATTTATAAACAATATAAAGGCTTGTTCAATAAATCAACAAAAGAAGACAACTTAGCCTTAGGTCAAGTCAGTATTGATGCGAGATGGGGTTGGTTGGCGATGGTAGATAGATTAAGTAACGGAGATATAACAAAACATGATGAGGTATATCAAAGAAACTACATAGAATGTCTAAACTTATTATCTTACTGGTATGAAAGAGATAAGTTTTATGAACAACAGAATGAAATAAAAAATAGAACATATAGACATGGCTAATAATACGGTAAGTATAAATAAAATAGTTTCAATCTTTCAAGACTTGGCTATTAGACAACAAATGGTTAATGATTTCGGATATGGACCAGCATATAACATCGGTGCTTCTAATGAAATGAAGTTTCCTTATATCTGGATTGAGAATAATAATACGGTTACACAAAAATCTGATAATGGTTTTAAGACTAATCTTTATACATTTACGATTTATTGTATGGATAAGATAAACTTTGGGGAGGACAATTATAATGAAATTATATCAGACACTCATTATATTTTAGATACAATGATTAGTGAAATATCACAACATAAATACTATGTTGATATGAATTTATCTATTGATGGTGATATAAACTTTTTACCTGTTGTTGAAGCGACTGATGATAATGTAAATGGTTGGCAATGTGATATAACAATTAAACAACCAGTAAGATATACTTATTGTAATTCACCTATTGAACCTATCACACAATACACTACACAATTAAATAATCAATTTGTAGAATATAGATTAACAGGACCTACAGGACCTACAGGACCTGCTGGACCTACAGGACCGGCTGATGTTAAATACTATGGTTCATTTTATGACACAACTACTCAAACAAATTTAGGAGCTACCTATGCTAATGTGATGACTTACAATACAACAGCTATTTCTAACGGTGTTTATATTACAGCTTCATCACATATTAAAGTTGATAATCCAGGAATATATAATATACAATTTTCAGCACAATTAGATAAGACAGATAGTGGTAGTGATGATGTTGATATATGGCTTAGAAAAAATGGTAATAATGTTCCATATACAAATACTCAAATGACCTTAGTTGGTAATAACGCTAAATTAGTAGCGGCTTGGAACTTTTTTGAGACAATAACATCAAGTGATTATATTGAAATAGTTTGGAGTTCAGCTGATACAAATATGAGAATTCTACATCAAGGAACTCAGAGTAATCCTAATAGACCAGAAATTCCTTCAGTTATATTGACGGTAAATAAAGTAAATTAAAAAATAAAATAGAAGTATGCCAATAAAACAATGTGTTATTAACGGAAAAAAAGGTTGGAAATGGGGTGATGAAGGAACTTGTTATACAGGTCCTACAGGAAAACAAGATGCTATTAAACAAGCAATCGCAATTATATCTGCTAAACCAAAAGAAGTAGAGAAATTAGCTGAGAGTTATTCTGATTATCCAAAAGAGGCTTCAGAGAATGCTAAAATTGCTTTAAGATGGGCTGAAGAAAATGGTTGGGGTTCTTGTGGCACACCAGTAGGTAAAGCGAGAGCCAATCAATTAGCAAAAGGTGAGGCTATTAGTAGAGAAACTATTTCAAGAATGGCAGGTTTTGAGAGACACAGACAAAACTCACAGAAAGAATTAGGTGATGGTTGTGGTAGATTAATGTGGCTTGCTTGGGGTGGTGATGCTGGTATAGAATGGGCACAAAGAAAGTTAAAACAAATTGAAAGAGAAAAACAGAATTTAAGTTTTATGAATACTAAAATCAGTTTTGACTTTGACGGAACTCTTACTCAAGTTAATGTTAGAGAAAGAGCACAGAGATTAATAGAACAAGGTAATACGGTTTATATCATTTCAGCGAGAAGTGATAAAGAAGGTATGTTAAGTATTGCTGATAGTTTAGGTATTCCTCATGATAGAGTATTTGCTACAGGTTCTAATCAAGATAAAATAGCAAAGATTTTAGAATTAGGTGTAAATACTCACTATGATAATAATAGAGAAGTTATATCTAAATTAAAGAACACAAAAACTAATGGTATTCAGATAATCT